CCGAATATAATTTTGATCACACTCATAGAGCCCTTAATTTTTATTATAAACATTGTGTTAAACTTCAAAAGTTTAAGTTTGATTTTTGTGCATACGACCTTGAATTGTTTAAATTCGGAGATACAAAGTGTGGTTTTAGACATTGGGATGATCAGCGGGATGTGAAAGTAGATGATTTTATGACAGTTCGTTTTACCAAGCATCCTTCTAAGAAACAAGCACAAATGACTATGCTGCGAGAGCTTTTAGAGACTTATATTGTGGCTATAGAGCAGACAAAGGATGGCTTGGTACCTTATGAGAAAATAATTAAGTCATTTATAACAACAATGTCTATTAAAGAGCAGAACCTTAGTGCTATTGATTTAGATAAATTGGACAGAGCAACTGTTAAGGAGATGTATCTTAAGTCGAGATTGTTTTTTCTATCTAACGATTCTATGTTGCACAAGTTTTTCTTGACACGTGTTAAGGCAGAACGTACATATTTTCCTGATTGTTTGAGTATTTATGGTGATCGTGATGCTCGTAATATGACAGTTAATATTTCAATTGGTTTCACCTGGACAAGAGGAGGTGCATACATGTTGTATAATGCGTTGCATGGTGATAGAGGGGCTCAGTATAAGCGTATTTCACTTCCTGGTGATACACCTGATAATGTATGTTGTTCTTGGAAACGTGTTAGTGAAGGGAGTCAAATATATGCAGAAGGAGATATTAAATCTTTGGATACGTCTATAACTGCTATGCCTTTGGTGCTGTATATGATGTTTGCTCAAATTTGGGTTCAGCGTGATGATGGAGATCCTCAATATCGTGCCTTTCAATATATTCTTGAGAGTTGCGCTGAACAATTGGCTGGTAAAACTGTTAGGTGGATTAAAGATTATATGCTCTTGGTAGGGGTAATGCCTTCTGGTTCACTGGAAACGTCTCATGGTGATTCGTGGATTGTGTCTGTGGTCTATTGGTTGTCATTCGTATTTGCTGTTATGGAGAGAGTGTCAGTTAAACTTCGTAAGAAAATTTGGCGGGCTGTTGCTTATCGTCTTATTGCTATTGTTACATATGGTGATGACTTTTTGAAGACGTATCCTCGGTCCGTCAGAGATTATGTTAATATTGATGCTTTTTCTCTTTACATGAGTGCATGTCATGGTATTCAGATGAAGAATAAGAAAGAATTTTCAAGTTTGATAACTAGGCTTAGAGTAGTAAACAATGAAACTTTGTCACGTGACTATGTTGGTCCTAGTTATTTAAAGAGATATTTTATCGAATCGTCGAACTTTAACCTTGAAGCTTTTTGTCCTGGTATTGCAAAGGTGGTCCCGTGGAGGCCTTTTCACCAGTATGAATGGCGTGCAGGTGTTCCTCGAATTAGAGATGCACCCATCTATCTTAGTTTATCAAGATGGATTGGTTTAGCATATGATACTATGGGAGTTGATCCCATGTCTTATTATTTTTTACAATTCGTCTATAATCGTGCTTATGAGATATCTTTGAGACTGGTTGGTAAGAATTATTTGACAAAAAATATACCTATTTGGCTTGAACAAGATGTTAAGTATTTGCGTAAGATAAATTATACGATTGAACATAATGAGTTTCCTTCTCGTGATGAATTATTGAAGTTGAATATTCTTGATCGCGATTATCATCGTCCTAAAACTGTTGGTACTTGGCAAGATCATATGAGAGATTATGAGTGGTGGTAAAAAAAAAAAACACGCG